GGGACTTGAGCGTTGTCGGTATTGGTTACAACGGAGTTCCGTCCGGTCTGGAAATTGATTGGTCAGGTCGGGACGAACGGCGACCTTTGGTTATCCATGCCGAGGCCAACGCCTTGCGCTATGCCAAACCAGACGAAGTAATGTGCCTTTACGTTACTCTTCCTCCGTGCCCAGCGTGTCTGACCCTTATCGCGTCCTACCGAATCCCAGCAGTCAGGGCCATGTGTCCAGCGGAACGAACAGGCGACCTTATGGTGTCGATGGAGATAGCACAGAAGCTAGGTATACAACTAAGCACTTCAGTTCCTCATGGATCAACAGGCTTTAATTGAAAACCAGCAGATTGAGGATGGTCGTCAACGGTTCTGGAAAAAAATCCAAAACTACGTAAACCTTGGCGAAACCAGCAAAGCTCAGTGGGGGGTAGATATGCTCAGCCAAGCTGTTCCTATTTACGCCAAGGCTTTGCATTCATGGGTTCAGGATAAGCGGACAAAGAAAGCAGCTAATTACTCTTTGTTTGTCTGGATATCCGATCTGCTTCCTGAGCAAACAAACACAATGGCTTTCTTGGGAGCCAAGGAGATCATCAACGGAGTAAGTCAAGGCGAGGCGTTTACTTCCTTGGCTATTAGCGTGGCTAACTCCCTAGAGCTGGAAATCCTGTGCCGCAAAGCCAAGAAGCAAATAGGCTCCGTGGAGTGGAGACACATCAGCCAAGCTATTCAGGACAACAACTTCTCGGATAAGCATAAAGACGAAGAGTTCCGGAAAACAGTTTACCGCTCAGGGTTTGAGCCGTTCTTATCTCTGAAAGCCAAAGTTCAAATAGGAACCGTCATGCTCCATCTGTTCAAAGGCAGCACCGGAATCATCGACTTCACCAACCTACGTTCCGGAAACAACAAGATGAAAACATTTGTAACTCTTTCTGATGAAGCACGTTATTGGGTAGAGGCACACACCGGACACTTTGAGATTATGCGGCCTGTCCGCTATCCAATGATCCAGCCTCCGCAGCCGTGGCAACCGAAGACATTGTTTTCCGGTGGATATAATGACGACAGAGTAAAGCTTCCGCTTCTGAAGTCCCACAACAGATTACACAAGAAGCTTGCTACCGAGGTAGAAATGCCTGTGGTCATCAACGCAGTCAACGCACTACAAAGCGTTCCGTGGCGTGTTAACAAAGAAGTCCTCAACGTGGTCGAATCTTACTTCAGCGAGAAGCGATCCATCAACGATGTGCTTCCCTTTCACGGTTTGCAGGACTTGCCGCCCAAGCCGCACGACATTGCGACAAACGAAATAAGCAGACGAGAATGGAGACGCAAAGCTCAGTCTGTGTATCAGCAAAACTACAAGAACAAATCCAAGTTCCTGCTGATTGCCAAAATCCTCCAGACCGCTAGGCAATTCAGCCAGCACGACAACCTTTATTTCCCCTGTCAGTTGGATTTCAGAGGCCGGATGTATTACAGCAACGAGGTTTTGCATCCGCAGGGTAATGACTTGTCGCGTGGGCTTCTTGAGTTCAGCAGGGTCAAGGAGATCGAAACGGAAGAGGATGCCAACTGGCTAAGGATTAGCGGAGCCAACAAATTCGGTATTGATAAAGTCACGTTTGACCTCCGGATAAAGTGGGTCAACAACAACCAAGAGAAGATCAAACAAGTAGCCAGCGATCCCGCACAGTTTGATTGGTGGACACAAGCCGACAAGCCTTGGCAGTTCTTGGCGTGGTGCTTTGACTACGCTCGCTTCCTCAACCAAGGCTACGGATACCTTTCTCGCCTTCCGTGCAGTCTCGACGGAACAAACAACGGCTTGCAGATTCTTTCCATCCTTACCGGAGATAAGCGGACAGCCGAGCTTACCAACGTCATTCCTAGCGATTACCCAAACGATGTGTATGACGTTGTGCGGAAGCGTGTGATAGAGCTTTTGTTGGCTGATGGAAGCGACATGGCTGTTCGCTTGATCAAATCCAAGCTCGTCCGCAGGGAAGTGATTAAAGTTCCGGTGATGGCTTTGCCCTACGGAATAAAGCCCCACGGAGCTATGGAAGCAGTTGATGCTGCGTTCCGTAAGATCAGCTTCAACGAGCCGCAGACGTTTGAAGAGCTACCGGAAAACATGAGGAGAGATGCAGCTTTGTATCTTACCAAAGTCATAAAAGAAGCAATCGGTCAGTTGTTGGCTGAGCCGTTGAAGTGCATGGAATGGCTCAAGCAAATCAGCCGTGTTGTTGCTGAGTCCGGACAGCCTGTTCGCTGGGTAACTCCGAGTGGATTTCCTGTTTGTGCCGCTTACATCAAAACACGAGAGATCACGGTGTCTACTCGTCTTGACTCAAAGCTCATAGACAACCGTTGTGTGGTTGAAGAAACAAAGCAACTGAACGACAAGGCAATCATCCGCGCCATCAGTGCCAACTTTGTTCACAGCTTGGATGCCAGCATTGCTCACCTTGTATGCTGCGAAGCGCAAAAACATTCGATGGATTTTGCAATAGTCCACGATTGTTTTGTCGCTCACGCTTCCGAGTTGGCTAAACTTGCGGACATTGTAAAGTCTACTTACGTGTCGGTATTTGCTGAAAATCAACTACTTACGTTTTACAAGCAACTAACGTGCCAAAATTCAAAAGTATCTGAAAATAAATTTTTCGATGTCCGCGATTTTCCCATTGACCTAATCAAGCAATCTCCCTACTTTCTCTCCTAGCCAGCGAGGAGTTGGCTTTTTTAAAAATGACTAATAAACCTAAGTTCCTGCGTCTCGTCAGCCCTAAAGGGGTGGCTGTGTATCCGAGACTTAACACCCCTTCCACTAAGTTCAAGGAAGAGGGAGAGTATAGCGTCAAGCTGACTGTTCCCGCCAACGAAGCTGTTGGATATCTTGAGCAGATCAAGGCAGTGGCTCGTGAGTTCTATAAAGAGCAGTGCAGTCTCCTTAAAAAAGAGAAGCTCAAAGTTCATGCGTTCCCTTGGGAAGAAGATGGTGATAAGGTCACCATTAAGTTCTCCAATGTTGCCAAGATCACCGCGAAAAACGGTCAGAGTTATGACCTGAAAGTGGCGTTGCTGGATAGCAAAGGAAGCCCGATCACCGACCTTATTGGTGCGGGTTCGATCCTGAAAGTTGCGGCTGAAGTTAAGCCGTGGTATGTCCCTGCCCTTGGGGTTGGAGTGTCCCTCCGTCTCCGTGCGGTTCAGGTCATCGACTTGAAGGCTCCTACCCAACTGGTCAGTGCCCAACAATTCGGTTTCAGCACCGAAGAGGAAGGCTACGTGTCCGGAGGGGAATCCTTTGATGATTCGGTGTTTGGCAAGCCCACTGAACAAGAACCCTCAACAGGAGAACCTGTTTCCTCTGGTGAGGAGTTCTAAACCGAAGTTTCGCTCAAAGCTGGAAGGTGTGGTCGCTCGTCAATTAGCGGGTAGCACAGGCTTCCAATATGAGGGGAAAAAGCTGGCTTACGAAGTCCAAGAAACAAGACACTACATTCCAGACTTCATACTTCAGAATGGGATTTACATTGAAGTAAAGGGTTACCTGAGAGCCACTGATCGAAAAAAGCTTACCCTAGTTAAGAAGCAACATCCTCATATTGACTTGCGGCTCATCTTCCAGCGAGCGAGCAATCGGATTCACAAAAAATCGAAAACAACATACGCAGATTGGGCAACCAAAAATGGATTCATTTACGCAGATAACGGACGAGTCCCTAGATCATGGATCGTCAACGCTAGTTAGTCACGGCCCTTGCTTGTCCTGCGGGTCAAGCGATGCCAACGCTCTTTATTCAGACGGACACGAGTTTTGTTTTTCGTGCAAGGCTTACAAGCACGGAGATGGAAACACTCAATATACAAAAATGACAAACGAAACACAACAATTCAGCTTTTCGCCTGTCTTGGGTGAGGTTAAACCTCTTGCCAAAAGACAGATCAACGAGGAAACGGCTCGCAAATGGGATTACCAAGTCGGGCTTTATAACAATCAGCCTGTCCAGATCGCAAACTACCGTGATATGCAGGGCCAGATTGTTGCCCAAAAACTGCGGTTCCCTAACAAGGAGTTCCTTATTAAGGGGGATGCTACAAAGATGGGGCTGTTTGGTCAGCACTTGTGGCGTGATGGGGGCAAGATGCTTGTCATCACCGAGGGGGAGATTGACGCTCTGAGCGTTAGTCAGGTTCAGCAAAACAAGTGGCCTGTTGTTTCCGTTCCTAACGGAGCACAAGCTGCGCTTAAAGCCGTAAAGCAAAACATCGAATACATTGATCAGTTTGAGACTGTCGTATTCATGTTTGACAACGATGATCACGGAATCAAAGCAGCCAAGGAGTGTGCTTCAATCTTGAAGCCGAACCGCGCTCGTATTGCTGTCCTTGAGGCTAAGGATGCCAGCGACCTCCTTACGTCCGGTAACGGTGCTGCCATTATTGACGCTATTTGGAAAGCCAAGAGCTTCCGTCCTGATGGCATCGTGGACGCACAGCAAATGTGGGATGCGCTCGTTAACGCCCCGAAGATGGAGTCTCTTCCGTATCCTTGGATCGGTCTTAACGACATGACACGAGGGTTGCGGAGAGGCGAGCTAGTCACACTTACCGCTGGCTCCGGTATCGGGAAAAGCCAAGTGTGCCGAGAGATTGCTCACTGGCTGGTTCAATCAGGCCAAGCTGTCGGATACATTGCCCTTGAGGAAAGCGTCCGTAGGACTGTGCTGGGTATGCTTGGCATCCATCTTAACAAGCCGCTACATCTTGAGATGTCGGTCAACGAAGAGCAGCTTAAAGAAGCGTTTGACGAGATTATCGGGGGAGGAAAGTTCTACACCTATGATCATTTCGGTTCCATAGAGTCCAGCAACTTGCTTAACCGAATACGTTACATGGTTCACGGATGCGGATGCAACTGGATACTTCTTGATCACCTTAGCATTGTGGTCAGTGCTTTCGGGGAGGGAGACGAGCGTAGGCTTATTGATTCCGTCATGACCAAGCTCCGGTCTTTGGTCGAAGAGCTTAAAATAGGGGTTATCCTTGTCAGTCACCTTAAACGTCCTGATGGCCGTGGTCACGAAGAGGGAGCGGCTACGTCTCTATCACAACTGCGCGGTTCCGCTGGCATTGCCCAGCTAAGCGACATGGTGCTAGGGTTGGAAAGAAACCAGCAAGATGAACAGAATAAACACGTTACACGAGTTCGTGTCCTTAAAAACCGATTCAGTGGAGAAACTGGGCTTGCCTGTAGTCTTGGCTACAATCCGGAAGAAGGTAGGCTGCGTGAGGTTCACACTGAGCCTGAAATACCGGAACAAATGGAAAACAAAAAACAAGATTTTTAAATTTTGTCGGGGTAAAAGGGATTGCGGCGGAGTTTCGTTGTTGTTCCTCTGGTTAGTTTTCATACCCTGTCTAGTAATCGCATAAAATCTAAGACACCCCGACACTTTTTTAATGAAAAAACAACCCAAACAAACCGAGTTTGCTTTTTTGAAAGATTCACCGAAATCAGAAAAGCCAAAAAACAAGAAGAAGCTCATCAACAAAATTAAAGACAGGGAAAGCGAAGAACAGCTTGAACTGAACCTGAAATATCCAGAATACTACGAGCTATGAGAACCCTACTGTTTGATACCGAAACGGATCACCTCGTTGAGAAAGCAACAAAGCTGCATTGCTTGGTCGCATATGACCCCGCTGCTGATCAGCTTTTCCGATTCAACTCACAAAGCAACAATCTTGAGGAAGGACTGAAACTCCTTGAGGAAGCTGATGTCATAGTCGGACACAATGCAATCGGATTTGACGTTCCGGTTCTGCAAAAGCTTTACCCAGCGTTCTCTCCCAAGACTGTCAGGGACACACTGATCTACACTAGGTTCATGTTTGCCGATATGAAGGAACGTGACTTTCATCGTGTTAACAAAGACTCAGCGTTCCCGAAGAACCTCATCGGATCGCATTCGCTGAAAGCTTGGGGATATCGTCTCGGAATCTACAAAGGCGACTTCAAGGAAAAGAACAGCTTTGAGCACTGGTCGCAGGAGATGGAAGATTACTGCGCTCAGGATGTCATGGTTACTCGTCGTTTGTGGCAGATGATCCAAGATCAACGCCCCGATCCGAGGGCTGTGGAGCTTGAGCACGATTTTGCTACGTTGATCTATGGTCAGGAGAAGAATGGAATCTTGTTCGATGTCAAGAAAGCCAACGCTCTTTACGCAACTCTCGCCAAGAAGCGGATTGATATTGAGCAAAAGCTTCAGAGCATCTTTGAACCCAAAGTCGAGATCATGAAGAAGAGGCACTATACCTTCTTTGACAAAGTGTTTTCTTCCAAGGGAGAGGCTACTGCGTATGCTAAGGCGTGGGCAAAAGAACAGACCATGACCCAAAAGGATGCTCTTGCGCTGATCAAAGACGGAGAGCCTCACAAGAAAGAAATCCCCTTCAACTGCGGAAGCCGCGATGAAATCGCGCAACGGTTTTCGGAGAAATACGGATGGGAGCCTAAAGAGTTTACTCCTGACGGCAGACCCAAGATGGATGAATCGGTTCTTTCTCAGTTGGACTTCCCTGAAGCTACTCCTCTACTTGAGTATCTTACGATTCAAAAGCGTATTGGACAGCTTGCGGAGGGCAAAGAGGCGTGGATTAAGCTGGAACGAAGCGGACGGATTCACGGACGAGTAAACACCAACGGAGCCGTTACCGGACGTTGCACACACAGTAAGCCGAACATTGCTCAAGTTCCTGCTGTGAGGGCGGCTTACGGAAAGGAATGCCGAGAGCTTTTCACGGTTCCTCGTGGATACAAGATGGTTGGCTGTGACGCTTCCGGATTGGAGCTACGTTGTCTAGCTCACTACATGGCACGGTGGGACAATGGGGATTACGCTAAGGAGCTTTTAGAGGGCGACATTCACACCGCAAACCAGACGGCTGCTGGACTCCCTACACGAGACAATGCCAAGACCTTTATCTATGCGTTCCTTTATGGAGCGGGTGATGCAAAGATCGGAAGCATCGTCGGTAAGGGGCAGGATGTCGGTAGGCAGCTACGCGAAAACTTCCTGAAGAAAACCCCTGCTCTCAAATACCTCAAAGAAGCTGTGGAAAAGGCTAGTAGCCGTGGGTGGCTGGTTGGTCTTGACGGACGAAAACTTCCTATCCGCTCGCAACACGCCGCTCTTAACACGCTTTTGCAATCAGCAGGGGCTTTGGTAATGAAGAAGGCTGCTACGTTTCTCCTAGGTCACTTAACAACTGATTGGGCTTTTGTTGCTAACGTCCACGACGAGTGGCAGATAGAGGCTAAGGAAGACATTGCTGACTATATCGGACAAGTATCGGTGCAGTGCATTAGGGAGTCAGGTAACTACTTCAATTTTCGTTGTCCTCTTGATGGGGAATACCGAATCGGAAACAACTGGGCAGAGACACACTAATATGAAAGAAACCCAAAAAGCTTACATTGCTGGTTACCTTGACGGAGAAGGGTGTTTTAGATGGCACGGCTACTCTCCAGAAGTGGGTGTTAAATCGTGCAACCCCTACCCCATGAAA